AGACCTGGTGAGGGCGAGCAGACACTGAACGCACCCGCGCCAAAATTACCTCCATTGACCGAGGAGCCCGCACAGGAAGCCAAGTTTGCGGAGTTCGACATCACAAGCTTCACCGAAGACGTGGGGCGTGATCTGGACAAGTACGTAGAGGTGGCGATAGCGGAGGTGAATCCGCTCCTGCGGCGTGCGATTGATGACTGGCTGGCAAGGATAGAGGCGTCGGGAGTTTTTGAGGGACAGCCAATGGACAGGATCGTGGACGTTACGCCTGATTTCTCTGCGGTTGCTGATGTGCTGAGTCGCCTTACCTACCTCGGTGCTCTCAAAGGGATTACTGATGCCCAGCGCATCCTCAAGGCGAAGGGTTGGCAGCCTAACAAGCCTGCGCAATACAGCGAGCCTGTAGTGTACTTCAGAACTCTCGTTGGCACGGAGATACCGAAGCCAGAAGAGGCGCTTGCGTGGTTCCAGAGGCTGCAGCCTGTTACCCGGGACGTCTTTGATAAGGACAAGCTGGCTGGGAAGGCGAGTACCGTGGCATGGGCGGAGTCACAATCAGCGGTCAAGATTGCCCAGTCAAAACTCTTTGAAGCCTTGGAGAATGGCTGGACATTTGAGCAGTTTAGGGACAGCCTGCTTGCTGATCCCGGATTTACCTCGAAGTACCGGCCGCCGGTTGGCGTCAACCGTAACGCTCATCTGGAGACGGTCTTCAGGACCAACCTGATGTCTGCCTACAACCAGGGCAGGCTACAGATGTACAACGACCCGGAGCTGGGCAATTTCGTCACAGGCTACCGGTATAATGCAATCCTTGATGAGAGAGTGAGACCCGCACATGCCGCGATGGATGGGAGGGTGTATCCCAAGTCAAGCCCCGTTTGGCAGACATGGATGCCACCGAACGGTTTCAACTGCAGGTGCACCATAGACCCTGTGACTGAGCTCGAGACTGTCCAGTGGGATCCGCAGCCCGATCCATCTCTAATGCCGGACCCTGGCTTCGGAGGAGGGCGCGTATCACGCCGGAAGGGAGGGCCAAGCGCGGGACCAGCGAGACTGCGGGAACTAGAGGGAAGAATTCGGCAGGGGCTGAGCATCGACGCACGGCTGTCGGGGATGGAGGCCGATGATGCTCAATTGATCTACGATACCCTGAAGGAGTTGGTTTCCCAGTACCCGGACTGCAGACTGTCGAGCCTGAAGTGCTGTGAGCTTCCGCTGGGCGATGCAGGACGGACGATGGGGTCCTTGAAGTTGCCGTTCGATGTCCATATACACTTGGATCCTAGCAAGTTCGACGAGGCAGAGATAGGCGAAGTATGGTTAGACGGCTGGTGGGCCTTCTCCTCAAGGCGGGGACTGCTTTACCATGAGTGGGCACACAATGTCCAGTACCACCGCTGGAACGAAACCGTCAAGGGTGGACGGAAGCGCCAGAAGAGGGCTAAGGAGCTGTTCAAGAGCTGGCTCGAGCAAGGCAAGGTTGACGACTATGTGAGCGGCTATGCTAAGTGGAACGAGCTTCAGTTTTTCGCGGAGCTCTTTGCTATGCACAAGGAGGGCGTGACAGCGGGCCTCCCTCGAAGTATAGCGCGTGAGGTTGTGCAGATGCTAAAGGAGGTGGCGCTAATACCGTGACCGTGAGGAAGTCGCAATGTCTGAGCTGCAAGTGGCTGAGGATCATTCACCGGCCCGGCAAACGCCCTTTGTGGCGCTGCCCCGCCTATGAGGGTGAAATACCAAGGGAGATCTTGTTCAACCTGGTGATGCACACCCAGCCATACAAGCAGGACGATCCGTCAATATTGTGGACACCCAAGGAGAAGGGGGTGAGTTAGCATTATGCCGTATGACATCAACAATCCACCCGAGCAGATAAAGGATCTGCCGAGGCATGCCCAGGAAATCTGGATAAAGGCTTTCAACAGCGCGCTGGACCAGTACGACAACGATGAGGCCAAGGCAAGCGCTGTCGCTTGGGCTGCGGTCAAGAAGGCGGGCTACGTGAAGGACGAAGAGAGTGGCAAGTGGAAGAAAGTGGATACAGCAGGTGAGGACGAACAGCCCGTTGAAACGTTTGCCATGACTGACGAGGAAAAGCGAGCATTCACCGCCGCACTCAAGCGAGACGACATGAACGGGCTCGTAGCAACACACCGGCGTCTGCACATGTGGGCGTCGAAGGGCAACGTCCTATCTGGAGCTAGCAAGCAGGACATGATCTGGATGCACAACCAGGTTGTTGAGGAGCTTAAGCGACGCTGGGAGAAGGATCCGAAGAACAAGGGCAAGAAATACCCTCAACATGACACACCGCTCAAGTACGAAGAGGATCCAGCGACTGAAATCGAGTACGACGAGGCGGAGACCGTTGACTTCTGTGCGGCATCCAGCGTGTGGAGCAGGATCAAGAAGCGAGCGAGGAAGAAAAAGAAGGCCAGCAAGCACAGTGAGGAGGCAGAGGAGTTCAAAGAGATCGAAGACGTCGAAATCTTCGAGGCTGGCTACCACAAAGGTAAGTTCTACAGCCTGGACTATCTTGACAAGCTTGTCGAGAACTTCAAGGCACTCAGGGACAAGGTGAAGCCGCCGGTAAAGCTTGGTCATGGCAGCCAGGATCTCCTACACAGAGAGGGGCTGCCAGCGGGTGGATGGGTGACTGATGTCAAACGTGTGGGGCGGAAACTGGTAGCCACCCTCTCTGAGGTTCCGGAGAAGGTCTACAAGGCGATAAAGAAGGGCGCGTACAAGCGCATATCGTCTGAGATCTACCCGGAATTCAGATTCGGAGGGAAGAACTTCGGTCCCGTGCTCAAAGCCATCGCATTGCTGGGAGCCGATATCCCCGAGATCAAGACGCTCTCAGATGTGCTGGCACTGGACGATGATCAAGTGTCAATCTGGCTGAACAGCCAGGCAGACAGAAAGGGAGGTGAAGGGAAAGTGGCGAAGTTCACCGAGGAAGAGCTCAAGCTTCTGATTGAGGAGAAGGTTGAGGAGGAAACCCAGAAATTCCGTGAGGAGCTTGCGAAGGCAAAGCGCGAGAAGGCTGCGGCTGAAAAGCGGATAAGGGAGCTCGAGGAGAAACAGAGAAACGAGAAGATCGATTCCTTCGTAGAGAGACTCCGTAGCGAGGGCTTGGCTCCGGCCGTTATCGATGATCTTGCTGTGGGTGAGTTCTGCGAACGGCTGGATTCCTCTGAAGTGATCGAGTTCTCCGATGAGCTTCAGCTCAGTGCACTCGACTACTTTATCAAGTTCGCTGAGGAAGTGGTCAAGCGTGCAAAGGAAGGCAAGCTCATTGTCCCGCAGGGAGAGCTTGCACCTGGAGCCAAGCACGAGGCTTTTGGCGAGGGCGAAGACGAAGAGGAGAAAGCCAAAGAGCTCGCCAGTTATGTCAATCCCGCAAAGGCTGACGAGTAAGGAGGTGAGCTAGATGACCTACGACGTCACTCCGGAAGTCAAGACGAAGACTTCCACGCCGACCGATTTCGTCAAGAGCGGGCACATGATCGTTAAGCAGATAACGATCGATGGTGCTGCTCGGGATAGCGGTAATTCGCCGACTAACAAGCTTCGCAAAGGGCTGTTGCTCGGCAAGGTCACCGCAACTGGCAAATACAAGCAGTACGACGACACCGCATCGGACGGGACAGAGGTCGCAGCTGGAATCCTCTTGGACGAAGTCAATGTCCATGACGAGGACGGCAACGACCAGGACCGCATCGCAACCATTCTGGTGCATGGTGTCGTGGATGATTCAAAGATCTACGGCAAGGATGCGAGCGATCACTACAAGACAGACCTGCCTTTGATCATCTTCGAGTGATCAGGGACGTACTGAGGGAGGTGAGGAGGACGTGGCTGTGGAACAGTACGAAGTCCTGAAGCATTCCGTTCTTACCAAAGCTGTTCGGATGTTCGAACCCCCGCCTGACATGCTGGGTGCCAAGATCTTCAAGACCGAGGAGGTCATAGGCGAGACTGCGGGTATCGATATCGAATACAACCCGCGGCACATGGCCAGCTACAGACACCCGGATGCTGAAGCAGGCACGCAGGCACTGATGAAGGTCAAGCACATCGATGTAACCCTGCCGTGTCTGAAGGAGAAGAAGAAGATCCCGGCACGGGTGCTCAATGTCCTGAGACAGCCTGGCACGGAACACACAAAGTGGGGCGAGAAGAAGATTGCCGAAGAGCTCCGAGCGCTGGATATCATCGTGACCAACCGGATGGAGTGGGCACGGTGGCAGATTCTGCAGACTGGAAAAGTCGAGATCACCACAGGTGACATTCAGTTCTCGATCGACTTCGGAATGGCATCGTCCCACAAGCCTACCCTGGTGGGTGATGATCGGTGGAGCAACCCCAGCACTGCCGATCCCGTGAGCGACATCACGTCTTGGAAGCAGCTGTATGCTCAGGACTGCGGCAAAAACGCCAAGATCGCGATCTGCACGAGCACGGTGATGGGCTATCTCATGGCTTCGGACAAGGTCCGTCAGCTCATGGGTGAAAGCTTCAAGACCCAGGTGCTCCAGAGCGGTCGGATAACGCGGCTGCTCGAGCTTGACTGGTGGGTCTACGACCATGGCTATGTGCCAGAGGGCGGCAGCTTCACCAACTTCCTTGGCACCGACAAGGTGATCCTCTGGAGCGGTGACCCATTCCGGGAGTACGTTGGTATCTTCCCGGATGTCAAAGCCAAGACGCCTGGCAAGTTCTCCAAGAGCTGGGAAGAGGAAGATCCGAGCGGAATCTGGGTGATGCTTGGAGTGAACAGCATCCCCTCTGGCGAGCGCGTGGAGGAGCTTTTCTGCGCTGATGTCGCATAAGCGGCCCTTAGCCTGGTGGAACGAGTCCACTGGGAGGTACCAGAGGCGCGCCAGGAGCCCTGGTCCATGGCCGCTGTGGGAAGGAGGATAGACATGAAAGCGAAAGCACTTGTCTCGCTTAAGCATGGCGGCGTCTGGTACGAGCCTGGATCGACGGTTGACCTGAAGGGGCTTTCGGAGGAGGAGATCAAACACCTTGAAGCCATCGGTGCGATCAGGCTCGAAGCTAGTTCTGCCTCGAGGGAGACGACGGAAGTCGCGAAAGCGAGCAATGCAGGCAGGAAGAAGGTCAAAAGGGGTAAGTGATGGCTTGGTGTAGTGCCGCCGATGTGCGACAGCGCGCAAGGCAGTTGCGTGAGTCCGACGGCTGGACAGATGCGGAGATCGGAGCCCGGATTTCCAGGGCGGAAGATCATCTCAAGACCATATTCGTACCCATGTACGGTGCTGATGAGGTTTCGTCCTGGGACACAGATGTACCGACGGGACTGAGGGACATCTGTGCTGACGTGGCAGCTGCCTACGCACTTACCGACGCTTTTGGCGAGTCGCAGATGGAAGAGGGGAAGCCTGGAGCGATCCTGATGCAGCGGGCTAAGGATGCGATCGAGGCACTGCGCACCGGTGAACAGTTCCTGCTTGATGCAAATGGTGATCCGATCCAGATGGCGGACACCAGGCTAACGAAGGTTGAGAGCACCACGAGGGAATCTGAGCCAACCTTCACGATGGGGAGTAAGGCACAGGATCCCAATGAACCTGGCACATTGGATTGGTGGTAAGCAATGGCTGGTGTAGCGGTAGATTTCGAAGCTGTGCTCGATGATGAAGAGGTGCAGCGAATGCTTAGGGCACTGATTGCGCGGGGGCGCGACCTTCGGCCAATCCTGAAGAAGGTCATGGTCTATATGCAGCAAAGTATTGCCAAGACGTTCAGGGTCGGTGGTCGACCAACTCGTTGGAGGCCGCTGTCGCCGGTGACCATCGAGCGCAGACGAAAGAGCAAACAAAAACGGCACGCCTACATCGTAGGACCCCAGATTCTGCGGGATACAGGCCGGCTATTTGCTTCGGTCACTGGATCCACGCATGACGCTGTCAGGCAGGTTGGTCCGACAGTGATGGTGCTTGGAACACGAGTGGAGTACGCAACGGTGCATCAGCTGGGTCGTAGGCGTATGCCGGCAACGGTCAATGTGCCTGAGCACTGGGTGAAGCAGCACACCAGGACGGTGACCAGGGTGTTTGGTCGACCCGTTGAGCCAAGGAAGGTCACGGTTCGGCGGCACAAAGTAAGAGCACACACTAAGCGGACAGTTCTGCCGGCTATACCAGCGAGACCGTTCTTGCAGTGGTTGCCGGAGGATGTGAAGGCCGTGCGGGACATAATCCAGCTTGAACTGCTCAGAAGTGCGTGAGGACGGATGAAGATCTATGCTGAGTCAATCTCTGGATATCTTCAGAAGGCGAGCGGAATCAGTTACCAGGATGCACTCCAGCAGGATCCCAGTGCGTGGGTTGGCGGCGACCTCCTCGTTGGACAGAGATACTGGGAAACAACCAAGCCGCCGACACGGAACTGGGCAATATGGCGATCCTTTATCTCTTTCGACACGTCCTGCCTCAAAGGGCGCACCGTCAAGCGGTGCTGGCTTGTGCTCAGGGTCAAGGAGAAAGGCGCTGGACTTGCTGCCGAGCTTCGGGTCTTCTCGCACGGAACGCTGCCTTGGGGAGACACACTTGATCCCGATGACTGGTCAGCCTGCGATAGGAACGAGGGGACACTCTACCCTGAGGGTCTCCGCACAGAGGTGTGGAAGTCAATTGAGCCGGCGGCCGTTGACACATCAGGGAGAACGCAATTTCGCGTCTGGAGCCTTGGTGAAATCCTCGAGCCGACCGATGACGAGTTCGTGCGGTTCTATGGTCCTGACAGCGAGGGGAGGCCGTATCTCATGATCGATACAGGCAACGTGAATGACGATGTCTGCCAGAACCTTAAGGAAGTCCTTGAGAAGCACCAAGCAGAGCTTGGCGTCAATGCCATCCGTGGCGAGTTGCTCCAAACAGTGCCGAATCCGCCGGAGATACAAATCTCGTGGGAGACTACCTCCGGCGGAGAGGGAGAGCTGCAGAGGATAACAGCGACCATCTATTGGGTAGCAACAGGGACGCCGGCTTCGATCGACCAGGAGCCCCGGCAAAAGGCGGACCTGATACGGCGGATACTTCTCCAGGATCAAACCTGCAACGGCTATTGTACGGGAATCGAATCGATCACTGAGGAGCTCGCGGACAACATCCTCTGGGGTGAAAGGTGGTACATGGGCGCTATCGTCACAGTCGTTTATCGACGTGCGCTGGGTGATATGGAGCTTGTTTGAGGGGGTGATGAGGTGGCGAGGAAGAAAGCCAAGCGGCCAACCAAGATGACCATCGAAGTTCTCCAGCCGGGTGCCATGCCCGGGCACAAGGTTGGGGACGTAATAGAGAATCCGACTCAAGCCCAGATCGAACGAGCAATGAAGAATCCAACGGTCTTAAGGATCACGAAATGGGATGAGGTAGGAGGTGAGGTAGATGCCGATAACTCCATGTAAGCTGATCGGTGTAGGTGTGATCTGGAATGTCACAGACAACGTCTGCCTGTCAAACCAGGCGGAGATGGGATTCAACTTTCCGATAGACACGCTGGAGATCCCCGCGGGCGACAGCTTCGTGCCGCACAGGATTCCGACGGTGCAGAAGCTAACAGGCAGGTTCGGCTTCCGGGATGTTCACTCTGCCCTTATGGCGGCTATGATCGCGGGGCAGACTGCAACGGGCGCGATTAAGCACATCCCGAGGGAAGAAAAGACGATCCCGAGTGCCAGCCCATACGAGGTGACACTGGATCAGACCCCGTACAGCGCGGGTGAAACGCTGGCGCCCATCGAGATCCTGGACGAGAACGGTGTGACATATAAGCAGGTGAGTGGCACACCAGCAGCGGCAGGCGAGTTCTCACACTCATCCGGGACGCTTACTTTTCACGCTGACGACGCTGGAAAGAAGGTCTACATCCGCTACTTCTGGAACGACACCAGCAACGGCGTGACGGTGAAGATGGATCCTGATTCAATCCCGAGTCACAAGGCCTACATGTTCGCCGGCAAGCTCTACAACACAAGAACCAGAAGCTGGGAGGGCTATCTTGTCTGCCTGTTCAAGAAGGTCATGAGAACGGGCGAGATTGGCTTCGCGCCTGGTGTGGGCGACGCTGCAACGATCGGGTTCGACTGGGAGGCAACTGTGGAGACTCCAGACGATGCATACATTTGCTTCCCATCAGCGTAGGAGGCTCCTATGCGGGTAACGAACAGGTTGAGTGATCTGCCAAGCGATCAGCAGGCGCTGGCCGAAAAGCTGCTGGCTGACGTTGAGAAGTTGGACTTCGACTCATGGACGGCTGATGCTGAAGCGGCCGATCCCACTATTGACTGGGTGCCAGACGAATACCGATACGAAATCGGCGGGACAACCTACATCTTGCGTGAGCCTGTGCTCGAGCAGGAGCGGCAGCTCATACGGCTTCTGCGAGAGGCGGAAGTGAACATCGGGGATGTTGAGATAGACCTGGGTGATCTGGGCAAGACAGCGGACAAACTCGCGCGTGGGGTTGACCCTCTGGCGGTGTTGGGCCTGATCGAGGCTATCTCAGCCAGGTTCTTCGCCATCATCCTGACTCCGGAAGGCGTGAGCGTGAGGGACAAGGACCTCGACGCGATCGAAGAGCATCTGACCTGGAGCATGCGGCTGAGTCAGCAGGTGAGGATCATCCAGGATTTTTTCGACTTAGGCGCTCGAAGGATAAAGGCAGTCAGCCAGAAGCGAAAAAGGCCGGCGAAAAGATAACGGTCGCAGAAGTAGAAGCGCTGGCAATGCTCTTGTACGGCTGGGACCGTGAGCAACTGCGGTGGACATTCACCGCGCGTGAACTTGAGTACTATGTGCTGAAGGGTCTGAAATGGCACAAGCGACTGCAAGGATCAAGCTTACTGTAGAGCAGCGAGAGGCACTGAGAAAGCTCGAGCAAGTAAAGGATCGCATCTCCGGGCTGGCAAGAACGGTCGGGCTTCTCGGTGGCGCGTTCGGTGCCGTTGGCATCGGCGCGTTTGTGTCCAAGGCGGTGATGACGGCCGCGAGGACCAGGGAGCTCGGGATTGTTCTCAGAACCGTAGGGCAGGCTGCCGGCTATAGCGCCGAGTATCTCGATGAACTGGAGAAAAAGGTTATAGGGGTCGGCATCCAGACACAGGTTGC